ACGAATGTTAGTCCTATGAAGTTAATCGACCTTGCTGGCTTCAGGAATATGTCTGCCACAAACTCATTGCGGTCAATAACATCTGGTGTGTTGTTTGTTTCATCACAAACAAGTAAGAAGTCTGTGACTCCTCGTTTAGTTTGAACATCTCTTAGAAATGGTTCAACAATGTTGACAAAGTTTGATCTTGTGCCTGCATCGTTAAGTTCAAAGAGTTGAGCATTTGCTGCTGCTTCAATCGCTTTTTCTACTGTGATGAATAATCTTCTGACGTTGATGCGATCAAATGCACTGCTAAATGCAAGTGCAGTCTTATCACCAAAGAGAGTAATTCCAGATCCGGGTAATGAGACAACTGGGTTGATTCTTTGTGAATACAACTGATCTCTATCTTCTTGTCCGGGATTGTATGATAGTTTCACTGCATGTGCAAGTGAACCTCTTGATGTTCCTGCGGGTGAGAACCATGGGAATTGATTGACATCTGTTCTAACACAAAGTCCTGCGATGTCATTTGAAAGTGGCATGTAATTGAACTTCTTGTTAAATCTATCATAGAAGTATTGATATCCACTATCGAATACAGCGTATGATGATGATGCTAATGGTGCGAAGAATGAGAGAACATTTGCTAGTTGATTCCCTGACGAACTTACATTTACAACTGAATCGCGATTAGGTGAGATAAAAGCAACACAATCTTTTCTTGATTCGCAGATTGATATAAGTTTTTGTGCTTTTGCTTGCTCTTCCGATACTGACTTAGATGCACCACCTTGTAGTAAAAATCTGATATCAGAATTTACTTTGTCTGACAATTTATCATAAGCATTAAGCACATCACCTAGATCAGCGTCATATACTCCAATGTGTCCATTGTAGTCTTTACCACCTTTTAATGTGTAACTCTTATTACCTATAAAGTTGAACTTGGTGTCTTTAGCATCTTGTCCCCAAGCACCTTCTCCTGCTGAGAGAGGTGTGACTCCACTACCGAATCCACTTGCTAGTGGTTCTGTTTTATGGAAAGTGTCTGCAGCATTTACAGGAGATAAACCGGCAAAAATGTACTCAGACTTATTAGCAATGACGTTTTTGTAATATATGTCTTTGTTAGAAGATTCTTCAGCGTCTTGTGCCTTTGATAAATTGCTAAATTTTTCTAGTAATGATCCTGTGTTTCCTGTAATAGTGCCATCAGAATCAATAACAACGATGTTAATTGCATCATTGCTTCCATTTCTCTCCGAGACATATGAGTTTGTCTTTGGTTTTGGTAATACTGATCTCCACTTGATTGTGATAGCATCAGTTCCACCATCGGCTCTTCCAGTAGTGATGTTCTGCTGATTGTACCAATCTGATAGTACCGGTGATCCGGTAAGTTTCCATGGATCACTTACTGCTACTGATGAGATACCAATCGTAGTATGTTGACCGTCAGATCCTGTCTTGAACTCTAGTTGTGAGTTTTGTTGATATGTTGTTGCAGTTTCGACTCCTGCAATAACTGTTGATACAACCTTGACGTCAATGAAACTATTACCTACGCCAGTTATAATACCCTTCAGGTAATCATGAACTCCGGGTGATCCGGTTGTTCCTATACCAATGTTTACACCACTCAATGCTTGAGTTACAGCATAACCCACAGCAACAGGTTTAGTAGTATAAGAAGTTGTTCCTGTACCAACTACTGTTGTTAGAATACCAGAAATCCTTTGGTCTGCTGCGTTATCAATAACACATACCTTTAGGTTTTCTCCCCATGATCCGGGGTTCTTTGCTGCCCAATAGAAATTGGTCGAATTGATTTCATTATTATTATAATCATCGTAGTTTTCGATGACTAAAGTTGTGGTCGATGCTATTCCAACTCCTGCGTTGGCATTAACCATTTGTGATCCTGCAGCATTTCCACCACCGGCACGAACAACATCTAGTTGTCCTCCATAAGATAAAAAATTAGATGCAGCATACCAAGTTTCATAGTGATAGTCAGTTAGACCTACACCGGGACCTCCAAACTTGTCTATAAGTTCTTTTTCATTATTGATCCTGCAAATTTCATTTACAGGTCCTTTTTTGAATGGTCCGGCAATACCGGCAGCAACGTTAATGCTTGCATTTACGCCACCTCTGGTAAGGTCAACTTCTCTTACACTGATACCCGGAGATGATAGTCTGAGTGCCATGTAAAGTTCCTGTGATTCCCTACTGTTTGATATTAATATTTAGAAAAAAACACGCTTACAGAGGGGAAACAATGCATGAACCCTACCAATCTGGATACAATTCAGGTTTATTTTTTCTTCTCTTTGACTTGACTCTAATTTTTGTGCACTCTTTACACTCATAAGAATATGCAGATGGTGTAGTTCTATTATTTCTTGTTCTATAAAACTCACTCAACAAGTCTTTAGTGATACCACAAGTCCTACATTTTCTTTCAGCAAATACTAGATGATCTAGTGAAAAAGTATCTTCAAATTCCATTCCTACTGTCATAGGTCATGATCCACCAAATAACTACACCTACTGATACACAGAGTATGAATACCATCCATATGATTGACCAGACTATCATCTATAATCCCACATATAAGAACGATCACCATACTCATCAACTTTCCATACATCTCCTGATGAGTCAACAATTTCATTCTCTTCATCATTCAACCCATCTGTCATAAATCCAAAAGGTGCCATGTCTTGTTCGATTTGATTTTTTTGTTCTTCATAGATTCTTTTTCTGACATCATTGTCAGTCATCTCTTTGAAGTATTCCTGTGCAACCAACCATGCAAAGATAACTAGACACATAGCAAGGTCATCATTACAACCTTCTTCTGCTTCAAAAGATTGTCTCTTTTGCACGAACGTGGTCAACTCTGATATTATATCATAATCTAAAATTTGTAGTTTGTCTTCTTCAATCAGTGTCTTCAGGTTACTGCAACCAACCTTCTTCACAGTAACACTCATCTTCACACCCAATTGAGTTTTCTTACCACTAAAACCTGTACCAACTATCTGACCAGACCTACCACGCATAGCACACATCAATACATTCTCATACTCTAGGTCATATTGTAATATGCTTGCAACCTGATCACCAATATCATTTACTTCACATAATACAAATGCTTCATTATATGCAAGTGACACATCCATTATTACGGATGGAAAAAGCATAGGTTTGATTTCATTATCTCTATACTTAGCGACTACTCTATACGGAAACTCTGTAATATCAAACACCACAAAGGCACTGTAGTCCTTTGAGATACCTCTTGCTACGTCCACAGTTACAATATAATCTCTTCCTTTGACAGGAGTCTCATATACCATCAGATGCCCGTTTGTTTGAACTGGGTCATTATATGCCATCGCTTTGAGTTTAGATGGTGCAATCAATGTATCAACAGATCCTAGAAACTCACATTCAAACTCAACCTTGAACTGTTGTTCAGATGTATTAGCAATGGTTTGTGCTTTCCACTTTGCATCTCTACCCGGAACTTCTGACCAGTGAACCTCAGTAGGTTTATACTCATTCTTACCTCTTTCCGCATCATGCCACATACGGTAGAAGTGATTCATACCTTTAGGAGTAGATACAATTATAATTTTTGTTGATTTACCAGATGATATTGTAGGATATACTGAACTAAAAAAGTCGTCTGCAATATGATTTGGTACGAATGCAAATTCGTCAAGGAATATGATATTGAAAGTCATACCTCGAACAGCAGCAGCAGATGTAGATGCTGCCATTATTTTAGAACCATTATCAAGATCCATAGATCCCTTATTCCATGCAACTATACCCTGTTGCATCCACTTCGGTAAGTTTTCGTATGCAGTCTGCAATCTACCAAGCAAATCTCTTGCAGTTGCTGCCTTGTTTGCAAGAATACCGATGTTTATATTATCATTGAATATAGCGTAGTGCAATAAATAAGACACCGACGTCGTTGATTTACCAGTCTGACGAGGCATCATACAGATATTAAATCTATTTTTATGAAAGTTTTTTATTAACTTCTCTTGAAACGGCCACATATTGAAGGGCACTAGACCTTCATCAACGTTTACGATTTTGATATATTGTCTTGCAAAATAAACTGGGTCGTCTTTACACTTTAGAAATTCTTTTACATTCTCTTCTGTAAATTGAATTTCAGTGTTCGCTTTTTTTAGATTAGGATTACCAAGATAGACGTCACTTTGAGACATAAATTAACACTTCCACCTTCTTCTTGCTTGTCTTAGTCTACTATTCGGATCCTTTGCTGCCTTTGGAAATTTCTTCATCTGACCTGCACTTCTTGCACAGTAACTTGACCTTCTTTTTGCTGCCTTCGATCCTTTTTTGACTTTACCAGTCACAGCACCTTTCAATTTTGATCCGGGATTTCTACGACGATATGCTGCAATACCCTTTGCTGTCATACCTGCACCTGATTTTGTGGGTCTTTTGTGTCCTGAACTAACACTCATACCCTTCATATCATCTTCAGATAACTTTTTTCCGTCAGTTATTTCAACCTCTTCGTTCTTAGGACGACAATCATTTACAAGTTTACCACCTTTCATCTTCATACCAACTTTTTTATGAGTATCCCAACATTCCTGTTGAAACTCTTCATAGGACTTTTTCTTTTTCTTTTTCTCTTTATCATCTCCAAAATTTGCCATAGGACCTTTGGGTTTGCCATCTCCTTTGTAAATCCCGTAAGCTGATCCCTCTCCAACTAACTCGTGAGTTGTTTTATCCTTCACACGTTTTTGATAGTCTTTTTGATTTATTGTAGGAGAGATGATAGGTTTTTTGATAAACTCTTTTACTTTTTTACCAACATTTTTGATAGTATCGATCACACCTTCATCAAATTCTACCTCTTCTTTTTCACATCTATTGTATGTTTTACCGAATAGTTTTTGTGTGCCTGTTTTCTTATATCCCTTCCAACATTTCTTTGCCTCACCCATAAAGTCATTGTAACTCTTGTTACCTTCAAACTCCTCTTTCTTGCTGTTGCCCCAGTTTGCAGCACCTACCTCACGACATTTGACTAATGCACCTGATCCATATGCACTTGGCCATACAGAGTATCTTGACTTGACCTTATGGTAACAAGCATCTTTTGATCCACTACCCTTACCTTTCTTATCTTTTGCTTTTGCTCTTTTTGCTTTTGCTCTTCTTGCTTTTGCTTTTCTTGCTTCTTCTATACTTTCACCTTCTGGTTTATAATCTGACTGTAATGGTTTAGTTTCCCTTCCAAAAACTTTATCAGCATTTTTTTGATAATCTTTTAACTTTTTCAATTTATCTAACGCTGGTGTAGAGAATATAGACTTTGCATCTTCCATGTTTACATCAGTGTCAATTTTCTTAACAGGAATACTATCTTTTAGTTTTTTCAATGCCTTCAATTGTGCTGCTTTGTCTATTTTGCCAGTTGGATTTCCGGATCCAAATTTCTTTCCCATCTCAGAGAGATCTATAGATTCCTTCTTCACTTTTTTCTTATCAGTACTAACATATGTAGGTTTGGCAGCACCTGACTTCGACTGTTGATTAGGGTCTGCTGCTTTCTTTCTTCTTGATGCAGATTCTCTTTCTGCCTTAGACATACTCGCTCTTTTTGAGGATGAAACACACTTAGGTGTGCCTTCTCCGGGTTCGTCACTAGCACAGGTTCCTCCTGTCTTGACGTTGACCCAACCGGGTTTACCATCTTTTGATTTAGATCCCTTAAACCATTTATGCAACGATCCCTCTGTTTTTATATTTTTTGCTAAAGGTATACCCGTCTTGAATTTGAAGAGTTCTTTTGCTCTATTTTTTATAAAATCATCAATAACAAATGGAGTATTTTTTGGATATTTAGATCTGCCAAACTTAGTAAATTCTTTTGTAGAATAAACTGGTTGCTCTTCTTTGATAGGACCGGCACCAAGAGATCTAATTATCATCTTGAGTTTTTTCCTCAATGAATATGGATTAGGTTCCTTGAATCTAGTAGGATTGGCAGGACTTATTTCATCAAGAGTATCTTCATATGTTTTGACTCCTCCCTTTACATATCCTTGTCCCTTAGTATCATAGAATTTTATACCTTTCTGTACTCTTTCTTTTTTCTTTGCCATATATTCCTTATCTGCTTTTTGTTTTTCTTCTCTTCTCTTCGCCTTTTTATCTCTTACCTCTTGTGCTCTTGCTGCAAACGATCTATAGTCAGTCAACTCATCCATAGTTGACACTTGAATATCAGTCACAGGTATTTCAAGATGTGCACGAAGCATCTCATATGGAACTTTCTTCATCTTTTTATCTGTCTTTGTATCACTAGTGCTTTTCAAACCCATAGGTAGACCAGTATTGGGATTTCTTTGTTCCATCGCCTGTTTTCTTATTGTTGCATAATAAACTTTTTCACCCTCTTCTTTACCATATTGTTTTTTCATATTCTTTTTCATATCTGAGTCATCATATTTTTTCTTCAACATCGTGTCCTTTCTTTTTTGTGATGAAGTCATCGTCGCTTCAGACATGCCAC